AGCGTCGGTTGCGGAAGCGTGCCGCCAGAGCGCATCTCAAAACCGTCAGCTTGAACAGGAAAGCGCGTGTAGGCGTTGCTATCAAACACGATGTTGCCTGTCACGTTGGCATTGGTGCCAGCGTGAAACCGATAAACGTCAGAGCTGCCGTGCAGCGTGCTGTCTAAGTGCAGCTCAAACAGTTCGATGATCGCGCTAGGTGCAAGGACAGAAACGTCCTCATAGACGCTGCTGATTGCAGTCCAGACAACGTTGTTGTCAGTGACTGTGCTGCCAATGTCTGTCGGCCATTTGGGCTCACTGCTGGCAGAGGTGCCAGCTGTTGTGCAGCGAAACCAAAGGCCACTGTTTTGGCTTGTGGTGGCCCTGCGTATATCACCAACAGAAAAGGCGGTGCTGGCTGCCCAAGCTGCTACTGCTGCCATTACGGTTCAAAGACTTCGCGGAATGTTGCGTTGATTGTGGCTCGGTTCACATACGGGATGGATTTGCTCCAGCTCTCGCAAACGAACTTCGATGCGCTGCCTTCCCCTGGCGGTGTGAAATCAAATGATGCTGAATCATCAGCACGGGCATCAAGGAAGGTTTCAATCGTGTCTGAGTCAGTTTCAGAGACCTCAAAGGTCAGCTGATACACCTTCGGGTTTTGATTTAGGCCGTATTGCAGCCGCAGTTCATAGCCATCGCCAAAACGAACGCCTCTTGTCGCAGGACGACTGCGTTTTTGAATGCCGTATGTGGGTGTGATTGAAGGGAAAGTAGCCATTAGACAGCAGCAAGAAGGCCACCAGGCCGTTTCTGTTTCAGCAGTTCCTGTTGTACTGCTAACCCGATGGCCTTGCCAAGTTGAGCACCCTGCCCGCTGCTGGCATCAGCTGAGGTTTCAGAAGCATCAACATTGACGGTGATTGTTGTGCTGCCCATGCCGACACCGTTAGGCAGGATCGTGCCAGCACGGTCAGGAACAAACAGCTCAGGGCCACGCTCGCCCACCACCGATGGGCGGCCAACAGGGGGGCGACCACCATTTGCAAAGCCAGGCAGGGATGAAAAGATGCCCAACCCAGTGCTCTTGAGGAGAGTATTGACGCCCAACTGCAGGAGCTGATTAGCAACGTTGTTGAGCACGCCTGACAGCGCCTCCGTGGCGCTCTTGGCTTGCATCAACGAATCAACGATTGCTGTGCTGATTGTGTTGCCAACCTGTTCGTACAGGTCGTTAAGAACTTTGGCCTGCCTTGCCCTTTCCTCTTCTATGCGCTTGGCTTCACGGTTTTGCTGATTTTGGAATGCCAGCTTGCCTGTCAATTTGATTGCTTGATCGACCAACGTTGCATTGTCCTCAGTCCTGATTGCAGTCAGTTCTCCTATGTCGAACAACAGCTGCGCTTGGACCCTTTCTTCTTCAGTGCCAGCGGCAGCTAAAGCATTCCTCAGTTCAAGTTGTTTGACCTGTCCTTTAAGGCTTGCTAGTGGATCTGTGGTGCTGTCATTGCCACCGCCACCGCCGCCTCCTCTTCCTGACAGCAATGCAGGTGGCTGCCCTGTCCCAATCGTTGGTGCACTTACGGCTGGGCCTCTTGCACCTTCAACCCTGCGCTGAACCTCTCTGTTAATTAAGTCGTTTGTTATTTGCGAAACAACTGAAGAAGCTGAGCCCTTATACGTCTTGCCTAGGTGCCTAACGACAACCTGACCGGCACCAAAAGGCCCGCCAGGCATTGGCCCGGCAAACCTCATGACTTCCTGTTCAGCCTCTTGCTTAAACCCTCGCTTCTCCAAGTCTGTTAACGAACGAGCAGCAAAAGCTCGATTTATGTTGTCAACAAGGTTGATGGCAATCGAAAGGGCACCCTGTAAGGCAGGGCTTAGCTTTTCGCCAATTTTTTGTGCTATGCGCTCAATTCCGTCAACTAAAGTGCTGAACTTTCCTGCAAGCGTGTCTGACTGAGCGATTGCACCGTTGGCATACTTACCGCCTGTGTCGGTGATGTTTTGCAGGGCTAAGTTGACAGCATCTGCACTGATACGGCCGCCCTCAAGGGCCTTGCGGAACTCGTCCGAAGTCAGCCCATACATCTTCTGCAGCTCGTCTTGCAGGCTGACGCCACGCTCTTGCAGTTGCAGCAGCTCCTCACCCTGCAACCTTCCTTTCGCTTGGATCTGACCAAACGCCGTAGCTATGCCGCCAAGGTCAGCACCAGTCGCGCCAGCAACGTCAGCTAGCCGCTTAGTTACATCAACGACCTCTTCTGTTTGGAAGCCAAAAGCCTTAAGGCGTTTAGCCGTTTCAATCAGCTCCGAGCTAGTAAACGGCGTCACCGCACCAAACTGCTGCAGTTCGCTGATAATGTTTCGAGCATTGCCTAGCGAGCCAGTCAGAACCTCAAGGCTCTTCGTCTGCTTCTCAAGTTCTGCAGTTTTGAAAATGACGAACTTGCCAGCCTGGAAAACACCAAAGCCAGCAGCAAGACCGCGAACAGCCTTGCCAAGATTGTTAACTCCTTTCGACGCTCTATCAGCTGCCCTCCCTGTTTCCCTAATTCCTTTATTCGTTCGACGGATACTGTTCTGCGCCCCGTTTGCAGCTCGTTCGAGCTGCTTAGTGCTATTCGTGATCTTGCTGATCTTGCCGCTGGCCTGATCGTTTAGCTTGATCAGCAGGGTTACGTCCTTTGCCACGGCTGCTCAGCAATAAGTCAATACTACTGCCGCCTTTGCTTTGCGCGCTGCATCGCTTGTTCTTCCATGTCTGACTTCAGTTCGTAGTAAGCAGCAAAATGGACAAGCTCCGCATCGGTCAACTCCGTGCGAAGCCTGCTGACTGTCATGCCTAATTCGCAGGCCAGGTGGAACTCAAAGAAAGTCCACTTGTCCTGCTTTAGTCGTTTTTTGCGTCTTCAAGGTCAGCGTCATCCCCGAGGCCAAACAGGAATAGCTCAATCTCATTCAGCACAGACTCAGGCAGCTGACGCTGGAGCTTGTTCGCATCCGCAGCAGCGAAAGCCTTAGTGCCATCCTCAAGCTCTGCAATCTGGCAAAGCATGTTGGTGCTGATGTCCAGTGCCTCATCAGTACCAGCCAACTGCTGTGCTTTTTTACGGTCGGCGCGGGTGATCGGCTTGAAGTAAAGATCGATGATCTTTTTGCCTTCCGCGTTCTTCAGTTCAAACTTGCGACGCTGGTTGAGGTCAAACGCCCCAACCAGCAGATCAACAGTTCGAGATTGAGCAGGCATTTAAGCGACACATTTATCGCCCAAACTATAGCCTCATCACTGAAGGTTGCCGGTGATAGTGCCGCTGGTGACGAAATTGCAGGTAACGATGTCAATCTCACCAACAGTAGAAGTGATCTCCATGTCAGTGATGATTCCGGCAAAGCTCACAGAATCGCTGCCAGAAGTTGTGCCAGTTGTGAACAGTTCAAACGTGGCGTCTGCAGTATCTGCAGTGGTCAGAACGTCTTCGAGGAAAGCAGCCTGGCCGGTGGCGTCAGGGTCATAGACCAGCTCAACAGTGCCGGAGCCGCTGATCATGCTGCCAACGAAGCTGCGGAAGGTATCACCATGCTTAGAGACATCCAAGGTTTCCTTGGTGGTTGAAAGGCTCCAGCTGCGAGTGCCAACGATGGTGGCGTTGCTTGAGCCAGCGGCGTCAAATTGGACTGCGCCTTGTT